AAACTTTCCAATAGCTTCATCTAAAATATCATCTACTCCACAACATGAGGAATAAACTAAACTGTCTGCATCAAATAGTACTATCATAATCCCTCTCTCCTTGTTCTATTTCTTTTACTGCTTCTAATTCTAAAATATCTATTACATAATCTGCTAGCAAGTCTATTATGTCTTCTCCTCCATGTAACACTTTACACAAATTAAAATCACTACAACTGCCTGGATACATATATGTACGATCGTCACCTTCATAAAATTGACCTACTAATGTTAGCTCTACGTTATCGTAAATTACTGTTGCTTCTCTCATCTTCTTACTAATTCATAGTTTAAATCTCCAACATATTTCAACCTCTGTTTTAATTCTGTTTTATGATTTAACATATCGATTAATAAATCTTTTCCTTTTCTTGTTTCTTTAATGTTTAATTCATTTTCTAAAGTATTAATCATTTTACCTAAATAAGATAAATCTTTAATTAAACTTTTTTGAATTGCATAATTTGTCATAACGTTTTGTTTTATAATTTATATAAATATAAACATTATTGTTAATAAAAAAAAATTATTCTTTATAATCTTTAGTTGCTTTAGTTAAAAATTCATCAATGCCATCTATTCTTTTAGATAGTTTTTCTATTGCTACATACAAAGTTGCTACTGTAGATTCAAGAATCTTAAATCTTTCTTTGGTTGTATATTTTTTAGATTTCATAAATCATTAATATTATTTAATTGATTGTTTTTTATTTCTAAAGTTGGAGCTTTTAATTTAAAACTGCTTCCATCTGATCTAGTTCTTTCTTGTCCAATTACAAATAAATCTCCTCTTGTTTTCAATTCTTCTTTTGTAACCCATCCGCAAACAGATAATTTATTAGTTTTTTTATTTAATGAACAAAATATATACCCATCGCAATCATAATTTAATTGATAACCGATAAAATTATTAACGTAATATGGTTTAGGATCTACATTTCTCCCCATTGTTTTAACATCAAATTTTTTTCCTTTATATATAAAATCATAACCTCCATCAAATCCATCAGCATATTTATGCTCAATGTTAAAATAGTTCTTAATTAAAATTTCTCCTAATAAACCAACAAATTGTTCTTCTTTATTGCCATCAGCTTTTGATCTGTTAGCTATATTGTTTGTCTTTAAATATTGCCAAACTTCTTTTTTTAATTTCTGATTTACATTTAAAATCATAATTTCATAAGTTTGTTTATAGCTGTATGACCGCCAATAACTACTCCGCATCCAATAGCTTGTTTTTTAAAGTTTTTAGCATAAGCAGCAGCGTAAGTAGAACTATCAACTCCGCAACCAACTTGCATTCCAAATACTCTAAATTTCTTTCCTACAAACCACATTGTATATGCTTCTGTATGAGTATGACCGCAAACGCTAGACATCATATTGTTTTTCGCTTTTGCTTTTGCTTGACCGCCCTCTCCATGTTCATACAAAACGCCATCATAAGATATGCTTTCAACCCAATTCCAATTAGGAGTTTTTAAAACTTCATTATATCCTTTAATCCATCTGCTTGGAACTCCTCCAGAAAATGCTTTCCTAGAAGCTAGGCGATCATGATTGCCAATACAGACATCTGCTTTTGGAAATGCTTTATACCAATAAGAAACTTTTTTTATAGCTAAAGAAAGCTCATGACCAGCAGACATTCCATCAGGATCTTGTTCGTGGTAACTCCATCCATGCGAATCAATAATATCTCCAATAAATATAACTTGATTGCAATTATGTTGCGCATAAACTTCTTGACAAAATTCCAAATAACCCTCTAGAACGAAAGGAGCATGCAAATCTCCTATTACTAAAATCCTTCTTTCTTTTTTTGTAAGATTCTCATAAGCTGCTTTTTTGTTTCCTTTAAGTCTAGGTCTAATTTCCATAAGATTTCATTAAAGTTTTCATTTCATTAATCATAGATATAACGCAACTACCACAAGTGCTAAATTGTTTTTTTGCTTTAAAAACTCTATTATATATAGTTAATATTTTTCTTTGCGCTTCTGCAGTTAATCTTGTTGCTCCATTGAATTTTTCTAATTTAATATCAGTGAGATAGTTATATTCTTCTTCATTCAAGCATTCAGGCTTTCTTCTTCTAGGAAATAACTTATTCAGCTTTTCCTTTCTTTGTTCGCATCCGCAGTCTTCTCCAAATGCCCATTTAACAAGTTTTTTAATTCCTGTTGCTTCTGTAATTTTTTCTATTTGATCTCCTAATCCTTTTATATCTTCCATATTATTAAAACCTTAAATATAACTTTTTGTTTTTCAATCTATTAAATCAAAGTCGCCATTAATATAATCTTCAAAATCTTCTCCAAACATTTCTCTCATTTTATTTTTACTTTTTTTTAGAGTATGAAATATATTAACTGAACTGATTTTAGTTTCTTTTGCTATTCCTCTAATGCTTAATCCAGAATCTCTATATATTTTAAATATTCCTTTTTCATAAAAATGCCAGTTTTCTAATTCTTTGTCCATTTTATTAATAATGTTTTGCAAAGCAACATCTTTTTCTGATTCTAAAGATTCATTTGAAATATTATATACATGATCATTTAAAGGCAATTTCCTGGTTTTTTTTAATTCATTGTTAAAGTTATTACAAATGTTTCTAATAATAAAAAACATGTAACCCTTATTGACTTTATCATTTTTAATAATCTTTTCAGGATTAGAATATTTATGAACTCTAATATATGCTTCTTGAACTATATCTTCAGCATAATCTCTAGCCCCAAAGTTTACAGCAATTTTTATCCATTCTTTATGATGTTTAGCAATTTTATTTAACCAATGCATTTAGTATTTAATTTTCGTAATAGGATCAAAATATCCTCCGACAACTTCTGGCAATCCAACTTTATTAACTTTGAAAGCGAAATCATCAAAAGGAAAACCCCTTGACCTTTTACATTTAACATTTACCCAATTATTTATTTTGTCGTTTTCTAAATGTATTTGTGTTTCTGCTTTCTTTTCGCAACATGATCCGAGATGTCCTGTTGGTTTCTCTGATCCATAATTAGAATGAATTATTGTTATAATATGGCAATTAAACTTTTCGCTCCATTCCATTAATTTTTGAACTACAAAATTAGATTGATCAATATTATTTACATCTCCGCATAAGTCAGCAATGCCATCTATAATAACTAGCCCAGCATCTTTAACTTTGTTTGTAAGATAATATTCTATAAACTCTAATCTAAATTTGTAACCAATGGTTCTTAATCCGTAAGTATGATAGCAACCAACATCATCTCCATCATTCATATCTACAACTCTGCGGAATACTCTTTGCGCATGGAATTTACCCTGTTCTGTATCAAAATGAATTAAGCATTTGTTTTCTCTGTGTCCTCTTAAATTACCAGCAAATCTGTTTTTGCCTGAAAGATATACTGAAGCTAATAAAGATATAAAGTAGGTTTTAAAACTTTTAGGAGGAGCAACGACAAAAGAAAAGTTGCCATAAGTTCCTAAACTAGTAGGAATAGTGGTTTTTCCTTTTATTGTGTTTATAGTTGTTTCTCCCATTGAAATCGCTACTGGCGGATTCTCTATTATTTCATCTGTATTTATTCTGCATTGTTCTGTTAGTAAATCGTAATATAGTTTGTTTTCTTCTGTCATAAAAAAAAGGGGCATATAGCCCCTAATTTAATAAATTATTTTTAAAAAGGCAGATCAACATCCACCTCATTTTTAGTTTCTTGAACTTGAGCTTCTTTTGGCTTTACAAATAATGGCTCATTGTTAGTGTAAATTACTCTGCCATTTCCTAAATATTGCTTTGGTTCTTTGTTTTTAATTTGTTCAGGAGTTTGAGCAATCCATACAGAAACATTCTGATCATAATTATTTAATTCATCTTGGATGCCTATTGTTAAATCAACATATACATCCTTTTTACCTTCATACTGCGCTTCTTTAGGTATTTTCTTTAATCCAATTCTAGTGTTTAATAAGTGTCCCATTTTTTTATTTATTTAAGTTAATTAATTTTTCTTTATCTATTTTATTTGTTTTTTTAAAATCTTCTGATTCATCCTCTCCAAATACTCCTAATTGGTAAAAGCCAGT